GACGACGGAAAATCTTTTACAGCTAAAGTCACAGTTGCGTTGCCTGCTATAGTTTTAAAGTCAGGTAAAAATCTACTAACAGAAACAAACTTACTTGCTGTGCCTTCTTCTCCTTGTAAATCAAAATCGTATGATTGTAGACTAGATGTAATAGTAGTCACACTACCATCTTCGTTTCTTTGGTCTGTGCCAACCTCGTGTTGAAAATATTTAGTTTGTCCTAGGCCACTTTCACCAAGTATTGTTGGAAAACTACCTGTGCCAGTTGTGTCAAATTTAGTTGCATATGGTTTTTCATATACCTTACTATCCATCCAAGATGTTCTTGCTTCTGTTGACAGTGCCCACACACCACCTGGCACTTCCCCTGATTCTGCATAATTGTAAGATACGGCTTTGTTACTAAAATCAGAATTTGCAGGATACCACCATGTTATCTCTGTAAACAAACTGTTAAGACCCGCTGTAACTTGTTGTCCTTTTGTAGTGTCAAAGTTGTCAAACACTTCATCTTCTACAGCACATGGTAGTGTTTTGACTGTTCCGTCGTAAGATAGAAAACCTTTTGCAGTCATCCAGTATGCAATACCATCAACAACAACAGCTGCATTCTTACCTATCAAACCACAGTTTGTACCAACTTGCTCTACACCAAATACAAATGGCTGACCCACGTTTCTAACTGTATACAAAGCATTGTCAGTCCAAACTAATATGTCCTCTTTTCTTTGTAGTGCTCCAATTATCTTTGTGCCGTCTTGCAATCGTAATGTACCCGCTGTGTTTGTAGAAGTTGCTACATATGTATTTATGTCCTCTGATGCCGAGAAACGTATGAACATGTCATCTTGCGTGCTTGCTGTGCCTATAGTTGTTTCTGTGCCTAAATGTATTAAGTGTCTAGTTGTAGGTGACATGATAGATAATCTGGATGCAGTTGGATTGTTACCAGTTGCAAAATCAGTTGTAGTTTTTGATGCCCTTACAGTTGTAGGGTTAGTCGCTCCTGCATTCCATGTGAAAGTTTCACCGTTTGCAATCGTTGCAACCAACACCTCACCAAAGTTTGTTAGTGACCAAAGGCCCGGCTCTAGTGTTGTTTGGTTTGCTGGTATGGCAACACCCCATCCGCTATAGTCAGATGCATCTGTAACTGTAGCACCATTAGAATGTGCTGCAGCAGTGGTGCCGTTTGTACCTCTTGTTAGTCCTGTCAAGTCATTACTAGATTTACCAGAGTATGTTATTAACTCAGTGCCAATAAGTATTGTACCAGAACTTGGAAATGCAGCTGCGCTTGTAAGAGTTAGGGTTGTGTCACTATCACTAAATGTGCCACCCTCGTTTATCGTTGATGTAACAGCACCAGCAACATCACCACCCCAAGGGCCCACACCCCAACCGTATCCGTATGTTTGTTTCTGTGGTCCAACTTTTGTGTATACCTCTAGTGTTGTTGATCCACCAGTTGATATTGTCGCTGTTGCAGCAGCGCTTGATGTAATTGTAAATGTTTTAGGACTAGGAACTGTGTTGACCATAAACTTTGCATCTTCAAAGTTTGATGCACTGAGCCCCGTTCCACTAGGCAAGGTTACCGAGTCAAGTAAAATTATATCACCAACCTCTAAACTATGGTTTGATCCTGTAGTAACTGTAACCGCAGTTGATTCGTCTGTTGTTGCAAGCGTGCAACTTGTTTGTCTAAGACTCGTATCAAAGGGTGATATGTCAAACAGTTGTCCTTCAAAGTATAGTAATAAAAATTTATCTGTGCCAAGTGCAATATATCTGTTGCCGGTTGTATCTACAAACGAGTGTTGGTTTCTAACAACACCGACAATACTATCATTAACAAGTGATGCCCAACCACCAACCTTTTCTGGTAAGCCGTATCTAAAACGCACGTTGTCGCTGTCAATCCAACGGTTCTCTGCACCCTTGGTTGTATTTTGTTTGTCTATTCCCGGTATAATATCAAAGTTGATAAGAGCCATGTAAACCTCTTACGTTCCAGCAAAGTGCTTCTTGACCCAACCTTTTGTTGAATTTGCATATACAAGTGTAAAACTTTGTCCGTTTGTATTTACAACTAGATCACTAGCGACACCTTGTATGGGTTGACTGTTTCTGCCAATAGTTAAATTGTTAGAATTAAAACTAAGCTTGCCGTCTAAGAAGTGCACCTCGTTACCAACAGCTGGACTTGCAGGCAATGTAACTGTCACAGCAGCCGCACTTGTATCGACAATCACTTGGTCACCATTTACAGCTGTGTATGCACCTGTTGTAGTGACATAACCTTTTTGTGTAATGCCTGTAATTACGTTTGTGCCATCTACAATCACCAGCATAGTAGATCCAACAGGCATTGTTACACCTGTGCCTGAACTTGTTTTGATTGTTATCGTATAGTGACTTGAGCTTCTAGTTGTGCCATCGATTACGAGATATGTCTTTTCGCAAGAGTCTGGAAATATCAGTTGTCTGTTAGCTGATAGTGTGCCTGTAAGCTTTATTACTTTGTTACGACCATCTGATGCAGCGCCATCGCTGATAGCTGGTGTTTGGTTGCCAGATGCTAAACTAAGCTCGACATAGCCACCTACAGCTTGCTCTACTAGATCAAGATTTGTATTAGTAACTGTGCCCCATAAACCGGCCTTTTCACCGGTGGTCATTTTTTCAAGTTTTAATGATGTAGAAAATGATGATGCCATAATTATTTATACCTTATGCTGCTATCTCTGTCCATGTTTGAGTAGCGTTTAAATTTATTTCATTCCAAGTAATTACACCAGGACTTGATGTAGATACAGTGATTGAGCTACCTGTAGGTATTACCACACAATCTGCTGTAATAGTCACAGTTCCAGCAGCTATGGTGCCTATTTGGTTGCCTGTAACTGCCACATTCGCGTTTGCTTTTGCAACCGCAGTTCCGGTAGATAGTGTGACTGCATTACCAGTTACTGCAAAGTTTGCGTCTCCGCTAATTGTTGTATCACCAATTGTCGCTGTAACAGCATTACCACTTACTGTGACTGTTGCTCCAGCTGTTACTGTTACAGAACCTGTAGAGCCTGTAACCGCGTTGCCCGTTACTTGATGCTCGGCAACACCTAATATTGTAACGTCGCCTATGGATGTAGTTAGCTCATTACCAGATATAAT